GCTGCAGGATTGTCACGTATCTGATTCAGTGTCATGCCAGTAGATGCATTGAGGTAACGTGCTGCTACCCTGTGTACTGCCTCTTCATTACATAAGACTAGACACTGTGCGCCCTGCTCTGCAAAACCTTTAGGGCCAGCAATGAATGACGCATGGCTAGAAGTCTTACCTGTCTCAGGTCTAGCACCTATCATAATAAGGTGACCACCATTGATACCCTGTACCTTACGTGCCAAGGTAGGCAGGTTGAATGTCCACTGAGCCTCAAGGTCACACTTCTTAAGCAGTGAGTCCATATCAATGTCAGCCCACTCAACGGATAGGTTAGGTGTAAAGTCTTCATTGTAGTTCTCAAGGATAGCACGTAGTGGCTCAAGCGATAGATGCTCACCATTAACGTATTCAAATCCAAGGTTAGCTACCTCTTCCCCCACCTGCTGTCGGAACATATCGGATAGTACATCACTTGCTATGTCCACTCCCATGACAACTTCATTGTCTACCTGATCAAAGATGGTTTGAAAGGAACCCTTCTGTGCTGTGGTTAGTGTGGGGTTCTTAGAAAAGAACAATGCCTCCACCTCTATAGGCGTAACTGACCTACCATATGTGGTGATAGCAGTATCAATAGTAGCCTTGACCTTACGAGCATCCTTACTAAAGATATTATTGGGGCAACGTATCCCCTTGTGATTGTCATGAAAGTCTTTATCCATGAGTGTTCGTAGTAGTGCAAGTTCCATAAAATGTTCCTTATAATTAACAATGTATACTACAGTATACACTATAGTATATATTTTAATGAGAAATATACATTATAGTATATATTTTAATGAGTAGTTGTTTGCTTCTTCTTATGCTTATGCATCTTATTACCTAAGCAGTAGCCACACCCCTTGTTGTTACCACAGCTAGGAGCCACAGCTTTAGATCCAGTTTTCTTTCTCTTCACTGTCCTGCTCATAGTACCATACACTTAGGATGGTTGGTAATCTGCTCAATAGTCCTACCACATCCTGTACATACATGGTTATCATCTAACTTACATACACCAACACAAGGGGACTTGAGTAATGCTTTAGCTGCATCAATCTCCCCTTGAAGGTTGTAGTAATGAATCATGCTACCTATACTGCCTTTCGGCCTACTCATTATGCGGCTGCAATCTTTATAGGAAGTACCAATAGCCCTCAGTTGTATGACCTCCGCTATCTCTTCCTTGCTAAAGCCATCCACTCTATGCCGCCCCTCTGACTTACGTAGGTGATTAGCTATCTTAGGCTTGAATACAATACTCATTTCATTATCCTATCTATGCTGGCTTGACGTAAATTCCATATGGCACCATGCAATTCATATGTCTTTAATATGTGGGCTATACTACCCTGACCTCGCCTAAGTATATCGGCACAGTCATGGAAGGATACTCCCATTGCACGTAGTTCCACAAGCTGATCCTTCTCTTCTGCTGTCCACCATCGGGGCTTGTACTTAGGCTCTACTACCTTTACTACCTTAGTAGGAAGTAAGCCAGAGAAGTCTTTAGGGATCTTAGGTTTAAATACTAGGCTCATACATATTCCTCTTCTCTATCAAGTCTATCCATGTATTCGTTGTACAAATCTGCATACGCATAGTACAGTCTTTGCAGTTCGGTATCTTCCTCTGGCGTTAGTGCTGGTGAGTTATCATAAGCTGCCTTGTAATCACACAAAGCTTGAACCATCTTACTACGCAGTAACTTAGTAGAGTCCATCTCTTCTACCACAGTGCTAGGACTAAGGCCAAGCTTGACCCTATCCTTTGGCCTAGTGTCCTCACCTATAGGTGCTGACTTACCTACAAAGATATTGTCATAGTTATCTCTATAGGCATCAGTAGTTTCCTTACTCAAAATAGTATCCCCCGTAACATCATTCTTTGTAGCCATGCTTCCTCCAATTAGGTGTCCACTATCGGACACCTCTTATCTATAAAATATATGTTGGTCTATGGTGAGTACCACATCCATTTCATCTGCCCAGTAGGGCGTATCAATCCACGTAGCATGGTAGTGCGTAGCACCTTGGCTAATGTCAGTAGCCTTACCATAGTAAATGTGCTGTGCCAATATTGAAGCCTCAAGCATAGCCTTACCATTTTGAGGCTCGTCAGACTTTCCATCACAGAACCAAGAATATTGGCAACGATGCCTGATGGGGTTCTCCATATCCCATGCGTTATACTTGGCTTGCTTCACTACTTCACACACTGTATCGGGGTAGCGTTCATCAGCCACCCTGTTCATAGTGCTGAAGCCCACGGCTAACTGACCAGCTAGAGGCTCACCCCTTGCCTCGAAATACAGGTTGAGTGCTAGGCACATTACTGCACTGATCATTCAACTTCTCCAAAGGGGCCAACTAAACCCCAAGTAAAGAAGTCAAACAACTCTGAGTCAGAATGCATACTGCCATTGATACTATCAACAACCTTACCATCCACATACTTAACCAGCACAGGTATAGATCGGTAGCCTAGAGCCAGTATAGAATCCTTGTGACGATCCTCTACTGTATCACACTCAGTGTACTGATCCTTGCTAATGCCCAATGCTTCAAGGCGAGTCTTCAATGTAGCACAGGCAGAGCAGTTGCTCCCCGTGAATAGGTTAAATGTATCTGACATTACGTTCTCTCCTTAAGCCATTGTTTAAATTCATCAGGTGTCATGAAGTCCTCAATCACTATGGTCAAGGCATTCTGCATCTTCTCGTTCCTATCCAGTTCCGCATCGGTTGCAGTCTTGTCCTTACAGAAAGACGAAACCACCTCATAGTAATCCACTAGACCTTCCCTAAGAAATAGGTCTATGACCTCAGATGTGAACACCTTACTTACTGCCTCTAATGTTGCAGTACTCATTACCTTACTCCTATTGCGTTATCAACAACTACAAGTGTGACATAAATTACAGTGAATATGCAAGCCATGTACCCTGCTCCATATAAGAACTCAATTAGTTTATTCATAATACTTATTACTCTTAGTTAAGTTATCTTTAGCTAACATAATTTGTAAGTTACCTTCAACATGAAGGCCACTAACTGTCTTACCCTGTAGAGGTAGTATGTGATCAACATGATACATACCTTTGCCATGCTTATAATTAAGTAGGGCGCACTCTTCATACATATTTCTTATGGCTACGGGATCACCCCAAGGCACAGTTCTTTGAATCTTAGCAGCCCTACGAATATTATTAATGTGAGATACATACCCCATGTTGTCCCTCTTCCACTGTAGCTTCCTAGCATTGTCCTCGTCACGATGTGTTCTATTCCTAGTAGTATCGTACAGTCTATCCCATACTCTCCTGCAAGGTAGGCACCTATAGTCAGACTTATCCAGCATAGATTGACTAGTGTTACCATCCACTACTAATTCTTTAGTGCAGTCTTTGCAATACTTTATCTTGTTAAACATCTGAGTGCTGTAATGTTTCATACTGCTACCCCCTTTGGATATGGCTCCTGCTTATACTTTATGTGCTTAGTAACTGCACGTTTGTATGTCTTACTGCCCACTAAGAAAATGTACCTGTGCTTCCTTGGTCTAGGTGCTGAATAGAAATCATCACCATACTTATCCCTCAATGCTTGGCTACGATTAGCTACCCCTCTGAACTCGTCAGCGATAGTCATACCATGCAGATGTTCCTTACCCCTTACCTTCCAATCAGTACGCTTGGCACTAAGGCCATGATAGGTAAAGTTACATGCTTGGTAAACGTACCCTACATGACCCTGTGATCCATCAGCAAAGGACACAATGATCCTTCCCTTGGGCAACATGGTCAGACTCTTAGCCACCAACATGGATGCCTCATTCTTTACATTGTACTTCAAGCATAGCCTATTAAGTTCAAGCACCTCACCCTTATGTGCATCACCTGCTATGCCAGCCCTAAGTCCAGAGGATGCTGGAGTACCATAGGTAACTACACCCACCAGTTCCTCCCCCTTGAATAGACCATACCTAAAGCTAACGCTAGGCCACCTCTTAGCATAGTGGATACCTAAGATGAATGGCTTGCAATCGTCCCTAGTTACAGGCGTTATAGTGTAGTCACTCATTAGCCATACTCCTTAACTTATCTAAGTCCACATCAAGGCGATACTTTATATCATCATCCAACTTCA